ACCTGTGCGTCCATCGATCCGAGTCTTATCGTGACGAATCGTCGTCAAGGCACCGTGCTGGTTGACAGGCTTCTCACGGACGTTCATGCGGCCTGGGTTACCCATACGGTTAGGCTTAGCACGACGTTCGTCGGGTCGAATACCGAAGGCGAATTGCTGGTCAACGCTGTAGCCAGCCTGACCGTTGGTTCCTTCAAAACCCATGCGAGCCGCCGGCGAAACCGTGTAGCCACCATAGAAGTTTGTGATACCCGGCGAAGGGTTGTTCACGTGCATAAACTGAGCATCGTGGATGTCCTCCTTGTTACGAGTGGGGTTCTGGGGCAGTGTCTGCCCCGGAATGAAACGACGACCCGGTGTCTTGTCGAGACCATCCACCCGGTGACCAGTCTGAGAACGATTGGTCGTTCGCATCGCCTTCTGATGCGAAGCCCGAGGGACAACACCACTCATACCCTGGGCACGACCGAGGGTCGGGGGGCGACGCTCGGGAAGGTACGCAGTCTTTTCGGGGTGGTTGTAGCTCACCTTACCAATCTCCGCACGACGACCACCCTTCGTGTCGACAGCAGGACCGGAACGACCGGGTAACGTGGTAAGACGATACGCACCAGTGTTGACAGGATTCACTCGGAAAACCTGTTGGTAGCCACCAGCCGACTCAACGTCGGCACCGACACCGAGGCCGGGACCGACCAACTTTTTCTCGACTGGAGAAAGATTGTTCATCCGACCCTGATCATAGAGACGACCACGCATCTCGAGAAGTTCTTGACCACCAGTTCTATTTTGTGGGGCGATAACCGAGAAAGAATCAACTTCAGATTTACGATCAGTGAATGGATCAGAGAATTCGATTTCTTCATATTCGGTATCATATAATTCGGGCTCCTTCTCCACAACCTTTTTGGGCTGCTCTGGAACCTCACTCAGTTTACGACCGGCATAGATGAGACCCGCGACAGCCAATACGGACACGGGGTCTGCCATTCTTACTTGATGATAATATTTTTATTGGGGTAAATATCTCTGGTTAAACATGCTATTCTGGATGTGGGCACGTGTACTGAGTGGCTCATAGGTACGGGTACGAAGAGGGACCTTGCACGCAACATCGTTGAGTGGGAAGAAGCCACTCTCGTGGGGCTTGACGACAACCTTGTTGAAACGAGTCGTCGCTTGGGGACGAAGTTGGTCACTGACCTCAATGTGTTGAGCTGGAGAACCCTTACCCGCCATGTAGGGAGCGGTCCCGAACACCATCGTCGAAGGACGACAGCAGTAATTCAGGGCACTGGGTTGTGGGTACACGAAAACATCATCGGTCGCCTTGTTAGTGGGAACGCCACCACCATTGACGATGTTCAGTCCTGGTTGGAGTTGATACGCCATTTATTATTACGTGAGAAAATTAAGCTGAATGCCCAGCTCTCAAACCAGAACCCCGGTGCATACCAGTTCGCTTACCACTGGGATCCAAACCCCCGAAAGCCTCGAGCTGGACACCACGAGCGTTGGGGCTACAGAAAGTTCCATCCGTCTTGCACATGGGTGCCATCTTTTTACCGTAGCACCACTCCGCGAAGCCGGTCTGATCACCCGCCGCAGTCGTCACGGGATTCGAAACAAATTGCCTGGCCATCGCATTGGCTTGATATTCGGGGAGAGCTGTCCTGGAGCGACCAGGTGCATACTTGGTACGCCTCTCGAGAGAATCACTGATACCATTTCTGACCGATGAATGGTAACAAGCGGATGGACGATCTGGCCGATCCACAAAGTCCGACAACAACATGTTGGCCATGGGATTGTCATCCGTAGGCAACTGACAGTTGGGGTCGGAATCCTCCGTGACCATTGTGAGGCGAGCAGATCCTTCCTTGACCATGTCAGAGTTATACATGACATACAATACACCAATCACGGTCGCAGCTAAAACGAAGATCCGAGGATCTCGACGAATCAAATAGATAAAGCACGCAGCGTAGATGATAAAACGTGAAGCAGCGTTCACACGTTCTGCCGCTGTCTGCTTGTTGGTGGGCCAGAACTGCAGAACCTTTTCGCGATTAATGAGTTCTTGTGGGTTGTCAAACCAGACCTTCATTTATATAGGGTGAGTTTATTTTTTCATCATGCTGCTAAACATGCTCATGAGAGCCTTCTCATCAATCTGACCATCGCCGGATTGCATCTTATCGGCACAATCCTTGGCGACGGACTCGATGACGGATAACGTCTCTTGGGGGATTGCAGTGATGGTCGTTCCGAGCATGTAAAGCGTTTGAAGGTACTGCCACACGGCACCCTTCGTAGCATCAGACATCTTGTCCTTCCAGTACTCCTCGATGTTGAGATCCTGAAGAAACTCGATACCCTTAATGTCTTCGGTAAAGAACGTCTCATCCTTCTGGGTAATCTTCTGGGCGTACGCACCTACACCACCCATGTAAGCCTCGACACACTTACGGGGGTTCGTAGACTTTAGAAGATCGAAGGATGTCATGAACTTCTTGATGCCCTTCTCGTTGGGGAAGGTCTTATGCAATTCCACAAGAAATTGACCCATCATATCATTGAATGCAGATACGGAAGCCATATTTATAGTAACTTGTGTGGTTTAATCTTTAAGTTTAGAAGGGTTCACTCGATATGACTTCCCTCTGTGCTAAACCATTCGCGACGATAAAGTACACGAGGATAGCGTTAAGTACAGCGGGCTTGACATAGCTGCTATTGGGGAGTTTTCCTTCGTTGTTGATGCGAGATCTGGCGTGAATGTAGCCAGCCGTGATCATCGCCGCGATGAGACCGGCCCACATTGGGTCGCGGAGATAGTCTGAGAGTTCCATTTAATTATACCCAACTTTTTTTGTTCTCTCATCGGCAGCATCATTGAAGAAGACGTCATCTTCGCCTGCTGGTTCCGGTTCAGGGTCTGGAGACTGGACACTGTGAATTGTCTTGAATTCGTTGGCAAGACCGCTGGGTTCCGTCGTCGGATCCAAGGGTGGGGGTGCCTCTGGTTCGGTCTCGACAATGGGCTCTGGATCCGGCTCCATCTCCGGTTCCGGAACGGGCTCAGTCTCCATCGGGGGTTCATCATACACATCGGGGTCTTCGGTGTCAGCAAGCTGTTCGTCGTCGTCGATGCTGATGTTGCGATCAGTCTGAGACATGTACGTCTGAAGAATCTGTTGAACTGGAATCAACTCCTTGACGGTGTTTTCGATGCAGATAGAGATCCGATTGTATAGTTTCTCGTCACGAATATGTTCAGACTGCTCTTCATGATAGATGTAGGGGTCCCTGTACAACTCCTTGGCGACGTTGTCGTAGCACGTCTGAATGAAGACCTCGTTAGTGGGAACCTTCAAAGAAATCTTCTTATTCTCTGCCCTGAGACGCACAGATGAGAGGATCTTGACACAACTGACGAATACCGCAGCCAAAAGATCACCGAACCATGCACAACGGGACGTGATGTTATCACTGTGACGCTTCGACATTGCATTACTCCAGTTTGGAACTTCCTTGAGTAGTTTCTGGAACATGATCAAAACCTTGCGACCCTTGGAGAGCTTGTTAGCCTCTTCATACATTTCAGCAAACACTTCAACGATGGGAGGACACATGACATGAGAAAGCTGCCCAAGGTATTCCTTCTTGGCTTCGACTAGAATTCCAAGTGGTTCAGACATGTTATACTAAAGGAGGATACAAAAATTATTAATACTACTACGCACCACTTCTATATTTATTGGCCATCTTTTTGAGATTGATGAATGAAGGTAAATCACCATCGTCACTTGGAGTCTCTGGTACTTTATCCTTCTGTTGAGAGGACCATGTTACACATAGGTCAATTTGGGATAGTACCTGTACCCTGAAACCACCGAGTTCAAGTTGTCTCTTCAGATATGCACATGCATGAGGACGATCGAAGGTTGGAAACCCAAACACTACAGAAGGTACACGAAGAAGTACACATTTACCACCCATTTCAACTGTATAGCGTATCTTCCTTGAGAACTGTTCGTAGATTTTCTTGTACAACTCCTTCTTGTTTTTCTTTCTACTCGATTCAATGTTTACTATCTCAGATACATTGATCATTATAATTACTGTAATTTAATTTTCGCCTTTTCTAACTCAGCCACGGATGGGACGACACGCTCCTTCACTAGCTTGTACTGAAAGAATTCCTTAGCCTTCACATCACTCTCCTCGTACGGACGAGTGTCACCAGGGAGTTCAACATCGATAGGCTGCCTGGTAGATCCAATAACCTCAACCGTAGGTTCGACGCGTACGTCAACCGTGACACTGAAACCAGACACAAAGTCAACTTTCGAAATCACCATAAACATACAGCGATAAAAGTAATCCTTCGTTTTAGGGTGTTCAAACTTCTTCGCGGCGATCGTCTCGATGATGTAGGTGGGCTTCTTATACTTTTCGGATACATGCTTGTTCGTCGCCATCACGAGCTTGTTCATCAGGTCATGTCCAATCTCAGCCTTCTTTTCGACGTACTCGTCAATGTTCATCATCTTCTCGACTTCCTTTTCCCGCTGGGTCTTTTGAGTTCCTGGGAGAAACAGAACAACCAGGGCGATCGCCAGAGCGATGAGAATGTATACACTGTTCATTATTACTATATGCGTTAATTTTTTTTCAGAAATAAATGGGATATTTATAGTATGTCTCTTCTGGTATATAGTCCCAACTGTCCCCACAGTATTGATATTATCGAGTACGTAAAAAATAATCCTCAACTCAAACAATTGGTAAAGTTTCACAACATCAACACACATGGTATACCCTACAACTACAAGTCGAGCATCAATAGGGTACCGACCATGTTGACGAAGAATGGTAAGCTACTTGTTGGAAAAGAGATCAAGAATTGGTTGACTTCGCTACTCCCCAGCAACGATCTATCACACCACGAGTTTGGAGCCTTCGGGTCAGCCATGTCTTCCATCGATGGGAAAGATTCCGACGACAATGTTTTTAGTCTTGACAATTACGGTGTTTCCCTTCAACCGGCGATGACCAAGGAACTCGAAGAGCGGATTAATCGCAGTGTGAATGAAGCGTATAATAATATAAAGAGTTAGATCGCCTCATCTGTAGTCATGAAACTTGTAACGATTCAGGCCTCGGCTATCAAGTCGACATTTGAAGTTCTCAAAGACATTCTCAACGACGTGAACATCTATTTCAAGGAAGATGGTGTGTATATCACCAGTCTAGACACTGCACGAGTCGCACTCGTGGATGTCTTTCTCGCAGCTGAAAATTTTGATGAGTATGAATGTACACAACCAATCATTGCAGGAATCAACATCACAAACACCTTCAAACTTCTCAAGACGATCACCAACA